GTGGCAGTGTCTGGGTCTGCGCGAAGGAATGCGAGGAGAATGTCGCTGTGTGTCGTTCGTGAGGTTCAGCATCGTATTTCCTTGCTTTTTAACACCAAATCATCCGTTTCCAAGAATTTGGTGCCCTAAGAGAGACTTGAACTCCCAACCTACTGATTACAAATCAGTTGCTCTACCAATTGAGCTATTAGGGCATGGTGGGCACCGCAGGAATCGAACCTGCCACCCCGTGGATGTCGACCACGTGTTCTACCAATGAACTAGGTGCCCGAAACTCTTCTCTTCGTTCTAGACTTTAGTAGCTTAATTTCACAGACTCCGAATCTCTCAGCATGCTTCGAATTACAGTTAAATTGTAAGAGTGCGAGTAATGATTTAGAGAATGGAACGTATGCAGTAATTCCGCAGATTGAGCAGATTGCAGTTCTTTTCATAAAAACGACGACGCTCTGGTTAGATTTAAGTATATAGGAGAGAGAGACGCGAGGATTGCAAAGGCACTCGGTTGAGAAGAATGAGTGCCTTTGGATTTAGAATAGACTTGCGACTTTGGAAGTTTTTGGGTATTCATAGAATTTATGATTATCAATCTGAACGATGAATCTTAAACGATTCGCCCATTCAGGTGTCACATAGACAGCATGGTAATGTGTTGCTCCATCCACTAGATCATCGTACTTACCAGTCAGAGCAGATTTTGCTGCTTTCACTGAATCGATCCAGTTTTCATCATACTTAATCCGTTCTTTATATCCATCACACCACCAAGAGAATTGGCAACGATGACGGATTGGATTGTATAAACGTTGGTCGGCTGTAAGATTGGGATCTTGTCTTGTTTTCCAAGATTCTCTTACTGGACCCTGCTTTACAACCTCGCAGATTGTACTCGGATATCTTGGGTCTTTGACACGATTTAGAGTGACAACTCCAACAGCGATCTTTCCTCGCATTGATTCACCTTTACTCTCAAAGTAAATGTTCTCAACTAAGCAAATAAACTCAGGTGACTCTTCGTCTGCTGAAGTAGTGATGCTTGGAATAATTAGAAATGGTAATAGGATTAGGAGGAATATAGCGATACGCAATCGCCTACCCACATCCTTTAAATTCAAACTTTTCATATATTCTTTTCCTTTCGAATTAGATTATATTAGGTTTTATTTTAAATCAAACGATCTCGGTCACGCTTGTATTTCAGCCAACGATCTCTTGCGTTCTGTGCTGCAATCTTACGTTTCTCTGATGGTTTGCTATAAGTGGCTCGATCTCTTATCTCACGGATCAAACCCTCGCGATCAACTTTCTTTTTAAGTCTTCGGATTGCCTTTTCAATATTATCATTCTCAACCAATACTTCACGACCAGTTTCTTTTGGACGCTCGTAATGAGGTGTTGAATAAGTTTTCTTCGGCGAGTCAAATCTATTTCTTCTGTCATTTGACTTGAAGTCTCTTGTGTTTCGAAAGCTTCGATTATATGTCTTCATATTTTTTTCATCAATATAGTTCACGCTCTTAAACTTCTTGGGAAGAAGAATAAGAACAAATCTTATATGTTATTTAGGTATATTATACCTTAAAAATTCTTAAAAGTAAAGCTTTTTAAACCAAAGGTAGTATAAAATAAGCTATATAAATCAATGGTTTAGAATAGTTCACTCTCATTATAGAATAGGGTTTAAACCTATTTTAACGTGTTTTGAGAGTGGTTTAGATGATTTTGCTTATAACGTCAACTATACCAATAATCGCACGTATTTTATGCTCTTCTTCTGTTCTTGTTTCGTTCCAATCAAGGAATAACGATTTAGGCATACCTCTTAATATTGCAACAGTCATTCGAACTCTCGCTTCATCGGTATCTTGTCCGAGTACATAATTCTTATCGATTAAAGCATAGTCATTTAAACACTCAGCGATTGCTCCCATTACCATATCTCGACTATACACGAAATCTCTATCAAACATCGTTTGACTTATATCATGCATTAGATCTTTTGAATTATTTACAGTTGCAACTGTAAGAGCAACAGTGTTTAAAAGTGATTGATCTTCAAACTGTTCAAATTTAAGAAGTTGAAGTTTAAAGTATTCAGCAAATGCTGGTGTTCCTTCAGCATAATTCATATACCAATCAGGTATTTTATCCTCTGATTGAAAATATGCAGTTTTTTCTGCAGATTGTTTATCGTTCATATCAATAGTCCTTGTGTTCTTTGTTCTTTTATATTTGTAAAGCAAACCTCTAATCGCTTTTCTAATTCTTCAAAGTATATATCATCAGCAATTAGTGGTATAATTGTCTTAATTGTATTCTCGTTCGTTGTTGCTGACATTCCTGCTTTATCAATCTCAGCTAACGAGATTGGTATTGGATTTGGTTCTGGTACAAAAGACTTCCATACTCCATTCCCAATTACGTTTCTCACGAGTCCTTTACTGATTAAACGATCACCTATATCGTTTAAATTCTTTTCGATTACTTTCGAGTATGCCATTCGTTCTTTGATTAACTCTATACAACGATTCGCTACTCGCACACCATACATATTCGGTTGCCAAGTATGCCCCCAATTAAATGTAGTCTTTACTTGTTTCAATACTTTATCATTAATTAAACAAGCTGATAATGGTATTAGTCCATTCGTAAGTGCTTTACCAATTGTCACTATGTCAGGTTTAATATTATAAGCTGTATGAGTAAAGAGTGTTCCTATCTTACCACCATAACCTGCAATATCATCTACGATTAAATTTGCACCATATAACGTAGCAGTTGCACGTAGTAGTTGATAGAAGTTATGACTCCATGGAGCAATTGTTTTATTCCATGGATAACTCTCAATTAAAATAGCACCAATATCATTACGACTCTTAAATGTTTCGATTATTTGTTCGAGTACATTTGTTTCGTTCGCAATACTATCTTCTGTTGTGTACCAAGTTCTTCCACGTATCGGTACAAAACGACTCTGTCTTTTCTCTACGATATCATTATTTGCACTTCGACAAACAACTGTAGTTCCATGATAACAAGGTGGTATTGAAATTATATATCTTCGATTCGGTTCACCTTTATTAGTCCAATATAAATCATTAATATAAAAAGCACACTCATTACCATCTGAACCAGATACAGCATAGGCGATGCCATCCATACCAGCTTCTTTTGTTAGTGTTTCACTTAAACGATCAACAGGCTCTGCGGACTCACCACTATTACCACGAAGAAAATCAATCTCATTCGTTGGTAATAGACTCTTTAATTCTTTATGATTATAACCTAATGTAAACGAACAATTACCAGACTGTACTTCTAAGTTAGTACGATTCTCGTAATGTACCCAATATCCATCAGTCTTAATAACTCTCTTAAGATTTTCTGCTGGACTTATTTCTTTTAGTTCGTACATGTTTCATATCACTTCCACTTAAAAAAGGAGATTTAAATGTTTTATTTTGTTTTCTTTTCAATTGCGAGGTCATCTACTTCTTTTATCCATTGGTTAAAATCATTCTCTACTGTGACATTAGAAAATCCCTTATACTTAATTACAAATACTTTTTGACCCCATGCATTTTCACCAAATGCTTTATACTCTTTTGCGACGAATCCTTTATTCGACTGCCAATTCATTTTCTTTTCTATATTGTTCTCTATAAAATCTAAACATCTCAAGATGACTATTTGGATTCTCAGTGAATATTTGTGTTTCACCACCATCTACTAAAAACAATAATACAGTTTGTTGTATAGGTTGTCCTTTTAATTCTTTAAACATATGTGCGTATGCTGATGCTTGCATAAAGTAGTTTTGAATCCATTTCTTTTCTTTTGGTCTTGATGCTGTTTTAAAATCAATTAAAGAAACTTTATTCTTAAATGTAGCTATACAATCAACTGTACCAGCACATTGTAATTCATGAGAATATAAAGGTGTTTCAAGTGCCATTATATTATCAATTTCATTTAACACTGGCATAAAGTTAGTAAAATCTTGAGACAAAGTTGATTCTACCAAATCTTCTGTATTATATTCGAATCCATCATTAAGTAAATACTTTTCAGACCATTTATGAATTAAAGTACCACGTGATGATGCTTGTCTTGATATACGATTTGCTTCAGTATTTCCTACTCTNGTNCTCCATTCAANAATACTTGATCTATTTTGTAATGATGTGATGCTTGTCACTGAAGGATATANATTTCCTGTNGGTGTTTTATAAACTCTACTCCCAGCAGAATCTATTCTTTCTAACTTAGGAAACTCAATTGAAAGATGAGTGAACCTTTTGCTAGGCTGAATATATTTCAAGGATTCTTGTGTATTCAAAAGTTCTTTCTGCAAGTCCATGTGTTCCTCCATTTATTTTCTTTGTCATCATTAGTAAATCTCCAGCATCAGCTGTGTCATTTAAATTATTTTTATTCCAAAACCAAAGAGCAGATCTTACAGCACCAACATATGTAATTAAATAATCAGGAACTTCTTCTATATTCATTTGTTCACTATTCGCAAATGCTTGATAGTTATTCTTACCTGTTAATTGTATAAGTCCTCTTCCACAATATCTCCAACCATCACCTGATGCTTCATCACCATTTCCCATACGATTCGCATAAACTCTATTTGCGATTGCTTCTGGCTTACGAGCATACTCCATTACATTACTCTCATTAAAGTATTTTGGGAATGTTTTTAATAAACCTTTATCAGAATAATTTAAATTTTCTGTTAAAAATTTATATTTACCAGACTCGTGTGATGTTTGTGCTAAGAAACCAGCAATACGACTCGGATTCTCAATCATATCTTCTGGTAATGAATCGAGTAAGGCATTATGCCAATTGGTTAATGTATTTGCATCTGTTAAATATAATGCTTTTCCTAATCTTTCTTCTGTAAATATACTCATTTTTTATCCTTACATGTCCGTTGTTTTATTTAAACGACTTCCAGGAGTACGTTTGTGTATTCTATTTAATACCTCTTTAAAACCTTTTTTAGCATTTGTAGCTTTTCCAGTCACACCTCCAACATTCCATGGTGCAGCAATTCCAGGAAATGTATTAAATATTTGTTGAACATCTGGATTTGATTTTAAATATGATTCAAGTTCATCCATTTTCATTGTTAATGAAAATTCTTTTTTAGTTTTTTTATTTTCAAATGTATAATTAGGCATATAATTTCTTTGTTGATAATCCTGTTGAGTACCATTCAGGTATTGGTCGATTAGTCCATTTAGCAAAATAATTCTTTGCCACTATATAATAATTATAATAAGAGTAAAGACTATTATTCGGTACAATACATAATGGAAAATGACTCATTGCTGGTGGTGGATCTTTGAATGGAATATTAGGTATGTTGATTGGGTTTAATTTTAATACATCTTTTAATTTAGTATAAGTGCTGTGTATCTTACCATAACGATGAGTATATTCATCTGATAAATCTTTCCATAATTCTTTTAAATATTCATAATGTGTTATACTCTGACGCACCCATATAGCTGATGGGTGGTTCTTCATAGTAGATTTATACAATGTAGATTCCATTAATGGAGTTGGATGAACCCAAGTAGTGTATTTGCGTTTTGATTTAGTAAGGACGTTGTTTGATGTTCCGTCAAGAACTCGGTGCGCAGTTGACAATAACTGCGCATACTCTATAATCATTTTGACTACATGCTTATCGCAGTGCATTGTCGCACAAATTTTAGGATTTTTATCTAAGTAAAAGATATTCATAGTATAAAATAATAATTATTTTTTATTTTTTTCAATTTTAAACATATAATAAATGGACACTCCTAACATAATAACAGATAAAATAAGTACTATTACTTCATAAACAAAAAGAGTCATAATAACCTCCTTCGTTAAAAGCACACCTATTTAGTTAATTCAATTTTCTTTTTGGTAATATTTCAGCAACACCAAATGGTCTTGCTTGTTGTCCAACCTCTGCAATTGAATTTAAAAATTTTTGAAAATCTAAATCAGTTAGAGCTGATTTATAAAAACGAATAGCTATTGCGAGCATCGTACTTGAAACTAATTGATTAACTTCTGAATTGTTTGAATGTTTAACTATAAGATCCATAGCATTCTTAAATATATCATCGTAAATTTCTTGTTGTAATTGATCGTTATCTAAACTCATAAATTAAAATATTTTTTATCAATTTCCATTACAGCCGTCACTCGCCAATGCTCTGGGTTTGTTGCTTCATTTTTTAAACTGTGTTGAATGTCATGTCCATTAAATGCTACAAACTCACCTGTCTTCCAAATTTTCTTTTCATTATCAAATAATAATGCTTGTTTTTCAGGTTCAGGTATATCAATACCAAAACTTACAGTATATCCTTCAAGTGTAGGGTCGCCCATACTTTGACGTATCCAATCCCAAACATAACCATCGTGATGTACTGGCAACATTTTTCCTGGACGTATCATATTGACACACAAATCTATTGCTCCAGGAATATTATAAAATTGAGTAGTAGTGCGTTTCCAAAGATATCTGTCTTCTAATTGTTCGTTTATTTTACGAGCATCAATTAGTGGTAATGCTTTAAACCCACCTCTATTATTAATAGGCATAGAATAACGATCATCAGCATTCACTGTATCCTCGAATGTTCTTTTACCACGCCATTCAGCATAGTCGCTCATTAAAGCAATCATCATAGCACTTAAAGCACTATAATTTGAATAAGATGTAGGATTTCCAAGCCACATAGATTATATTATACTATATTTTTTATTGTATGTAAAGGGATTTAATTGTTCCAATCCTTTATATCAGTATCAATTACACAAGAAACACGCCAATTTCCTGTTTTATTCCATACTTTATGCATAAAGTCACGTCCATTAAATGCTACTATTTCCTTATTTCCATAAGTTCTTGGAAAAGTATCATTTTCAAATTCCATACCACAAATATTCGGATCGTTTGATGGCATATCAATACCAATAGCTATTGTATATCCTTTTACTGGATAACCTAATGCTTCTTCTATTCTTTGCCAACTACCAAAGTCATGATGCATTGGCAATCCACCATTTGGTTTTATAAAATTTACGATTGATTGAAATACTCCAGGAATTTCTTTTAAACTTGCTGTTGCATGTTGCCATGGATTTCTTAAAGGTGGTACTGCTTCACCTCCTTGAATAAGTGGTATAGCCCACCAATCATCAGCATGATCGTCTTCTCGATTAGGATATTCAAATCGAAATACATTTACACCTGTTTCTGTAATATTAAATTTACGAATGAATCTATTGTAGTCTAACTCCAATGCAGGAATTAAACTTGTTTTAAGAACTTCGTAATGTTTATATTTTGTTGCGTCTATCCACATATACTATATTTATTAAATGCGTTTATATCTATATCATACACAGCAGTAATACGCCATATATTTGTATTATTCCACATGCTATGTAATCCTGTTATACCATCAAAGCAAACTAATTCTCCAACTAGTGGATATTTATTAACATCATTTACACGCATGCCAACTAACTCTGATGATGAATCGGTCATACCTGATTGAATTGTTTGTACTATGCTGTATCCGTAAGTTTCTTTACCCCAATCTTCTGATATTTTTTTCCACCCACCATCGTCTAAATGAGAAGTTATTTTACCAAAGGGACAAAGAAAATTTATATTTAATTGTTTTAAACCACTTAACATAGTTAAAGCTTTTAATGATTCTTTTATTATTTTTGTGTTCCATCTACGTTCATAAAACCCACCTACGCATCTCCAATCTTTTCTGTGTGCGTATTCTTCTGGATTCTTTGTAGGATCTGCTGGTGGTTCACTAAAATTCGAACTGATAGAAGTTATAGTACCATCAGGATTAAGTTTCCCATATGACTCTTGACTACTTGCTCTTTCTTCATAAACTGGTTCTGTATTCTTTATAGGATCATTGTTTCTTAACCAATTTTTTATATCTAGATTTAAAATATTTTGATAATCAAATAATTTTTTATAATCTTTATATCTTCTTACATCAATCCACATAATAATCACAAACTTGTTTATCGGTTTTAACGAAACTAGGATCAAATTTTTCTTTATCAATATCAAACACTGCTGAAATTCTCCATTCATCTGTATTGTTAGTAATTGCATGGTTATAATTTAATCCATCAAAACAAACAAATTCATTTGCCAATGCATAACTCCAAGTATCATTTCCAGTTTTAATATCTCTAATACATGTTCCTACTGTTTTATCCGTAGCTTTTTTCATTCCTGTTTTTAAAGTAGCAACTAATGAATATCCTTCACACTTAAATCCCCAATCTTCTGTCATCTTACCCCAATTATCGTGATCTTTATGTATTGTAATTTTACCACGTGGAGCAATAAAATTAATAAGACATTGTCTTAATCCTTTTAAATCTTTACCAAATTCTGAAAATCTAGGAAAGTCTTTTGTGTTCCATGCTTTTTCAAAAAACACAGGAATAGATTTCCAATCATGACGATGTTGCTTTTCTTCTTCAGTTGTCCAGCTTTCTACAAAGTTTGTTGTAGTAGACAAAAACTTATTTGCAGGAGCATCAGAATATACAGCAATCGAATCTCTTTCTGGTGTATGTGTATTAAGCCACTCATTCATATCCTCAACTAGTTTAGGATAATGATCTAATAATTCAACATAATTAATATACGAATTAGGTGCTATGTACATAATATTCCTTATAATTTTTAAAATACATATCTATTTTTGATAAGTTTAAATTTAAAAAAGTTGTCACTGTATTCTCATCTGCATGATCTGCATATATTTTATTTCCGAGTTTATCAGTAGTCCAAAGTATATTATCTTTTAAAAACTCTAATTTATCATTTATTTGATAACTGAAATAACGTTCTACTTCTTCTTTACTAAAAGACTTTTGAAATTTAATTGTTGCATTTTCTGCTATCGTAAGACTATCTTTTGGTCTGCTTATTTCTTTCTTTTCTTCATCAACATCCTCTAACACTTGAGTAAAGTATTGTCTATCAATATCTATTACTGCTGTAATTCTCCACTCGTTTGTGTTATTCCACATTTGATGTTCATTCCATCTTCCATCAAAACAAACTAATTCTCCTGCTAATGGAAACTTATAAACACCATTTACTTTCATTCCAACAGTCTTTTCTTCTCTGTTTTTCATACCTGTAAATAATGTAGCAATAATACTCCCACCCTCTAATGAATAAAGTGGCAAACCCCAATCTTCTTCTATCTTTTCCCAAGTAGAAGTATCTAAATGTGGTGTTATAATTCCATTTGGTTTTATAAAATTAATAAAGATTTGTTTAATACCTTTACATTCAGACATTAATTGCCAAGATCTTTTAAAAACTTCTTTATTCCATTTACACTCATAAAGAAAATCAATAGAACGCCAATCATTGTAATGTTTTCTTTCAGCTTCATCTGTAAGGATTTCTTTATAAGCAATTGAACGATTTTTATGTGCCTTCAACTCTTCTTTTTTTGATAATATTTTTTCTTCTACTTCATCTGGTGGAGCATAAGCACATTCAGTGCTTGTTTCGATAGGATTATTAATCATCCATTCACGTAAATCTTCTTGCATCAAAGGAACTATTACATCCTTTAATTTATCATAATCTACATAATAGGTTGGATTAATCCAGTTATAAATTTTTCTCATACGATATTTCTTTTCTCTCCATCTCTTTTAATATCAAGCGATAAACAGTGAACACCACCATCCCAAAAACCACCATGTCTTAAATTAACAGGATGTAGTGTTATACCAAATTCTTTAAACCAATTTGATAATGCTGGTTGTTCATTAGTGACAATTATATTTTTGCTATCAACTACAACTACATTACTATCAAATGCTACTTCTTGTGCGAAACCTCTCCATTCATCTATCCACTCATCAATCCATTCAATACTATATTTACCATCTGTTTGTGCTAGACGATGTTCATATTGTTTCATATCTACATCTTTAATTAAGTGACCAAATTCATGTACTTTGAACTTACTATTATTTAGGAACACATCTGGAACATAATTTTTATTAGTACAAAATACTGTATTATCATCTGTTTGAAAGAAAAATTGATCTATATGTCCCCATCCTTTATGTGGCTTATTTGAATTCTTTATAAATTTAGTATCAGGCATATTACGTTGCATCCAATCATATCCTAATTTAGTTCCTGGACCCGAAGAATTAATAATTAAGCTATCACCACATTTATACATAGTAGCACAATGCCATAATATTTTATCTTTTAATTCTACTCCATAACGATCACCACCATGCGTGTACCATTGAGTGTCAGGTCTAAAGTCTTTCAATTGTGGTACTGGTGTTGATAACCAATTATATCCTTCTACAAACTTTTCCATAAAGATATCGTAGAATGATAATGACTCTAGCCATCTATCAGCCATACTAGTATATGAAGAATAAATTGTATTACCATAAACAAGATAACTATCTCTTGGTACTAAAGGTGATATTGGATTCTTAATTTTAAATCCTGGAAGTCTAAGTGGTTCACGAAAGTCTAACACCTTTGGTCTATACACTTTTACTCCTAAAGAAGTACATATATTAGCAAACTTGTTTAAGTCTTCATGTGTTTCTTTTATAATGGGTGTAAGTACCTCTAAGATGTCTGGTTTTAGGAAGTTTGAAAAGTATTCAGGTGTAGGAATACTTCCTATAATAATTTCTTTCAACGGATCATAATCTGTCCACACACTCATAATTATTCTTCTTTGTCAAAACTATTATTCCAAGTATCTTTTAAATATTCAGGATCCCAGAAACTATAATAGTTGGTTGTTTTTAATAAATTTCTACGTGCTTCATTTAATTCAGGCAAACTTTGAACTAACATAAAGTTAAAATAGCCATTATTTGTTTTAATTCCATTAATGTGTGTATCTCTGTCTTTATGGTCTGCTATAAACATATAATTTTCATATTTGTTTATATAATAATCACACCATTCATCTAATTCAGCTGGTGTAATATTTGGATTGATTATGTTATAAATTTTAATTTTTTTAATCTCCCATAATGCAGGAGGGCGAAAAGAGTTATCGATGTTTAAATCTTCAGGTGTAGGTACACTGATTCCTTTACTAAATGGACATATAGAATGACCATCAAGTGCTTGGCGAGGTATTTTAAGTCTCGCCAACCACTCTTGTAATGCTTCTTTTGGTGTTATATTATGCTTGTCTAACAAGATATTGATCCTTCATTGAAACAGGATCAAAATATTCTTTTATCATAGTTTTCACCATTTCAATATCAAAAGTTTTGCATGAGAACAAATCAAAATAACAATCACCATTATTATCTAAAAAGTGTATTGTTAATGAACTTGTAGTCAATGCTTGTATTACTGTCCATCCAGCGATCTCTGGTTTTTCAGCAAAGTGAGTTATCCATGGCTCACCCCATGCGTTCATGTCGATGCGAACTAAAAGGTCGTTTAAAAAAGTTTTCAAAACCACTGGGTCTTGAAAGTTTTTAGTACAACCTGCTGCATCAATAATTAAATGATAACCCCAAGATGTTTGACGTTGGGGAATCTCCTTGGAATTTGTCAATTCCGTTTTTGTGTTTGTTTCTACTTGTGCCATTTTTACTTATTGTCTCCTTTTTTGACAAGAGCTTTTAAGTAAGTTAAAACACCACTTAAAATTTCTTTAGATTTGTTTATAAAATTATCAGCAAATGCTGGCTTATAAGTCCAACCGATTATAACACCGATTGATAAAAGTATTATTGTTGTCATTCTTTATTTACCTCTATTACTTGCGACATACATTTTCCCCCAAATCCGAATGAGTTATTTAATGTTCGCAAAACTTTTTTGTTAGTATTTAAATTCTCGCGAACTAAAATATTTTTAGTGTCACAAGAAGCACTTTTTAAATTTTGTATATGTGGTATGATTCCTCTTTGCATTGAAAGAATCGCATATATACACTCTAACACTCCAGCAGCTGCAAGGGTATGTCCTATTTTTGACTTCGGTGCCCAAATAGGTTTTTCTCCCAAGAAACTAACTACAGTCTCGTATTCTATTGGATCACCAACTGGTGTAGATGTTGCATGCGCACATACAAAATCTATTTCTCCAATATCTTTTGTTGCTTTAGACATACTTATACGAGCACCTCTACCATCATTGGCTGGGCTTGTCATATCTAAAGCATCGCTCGCCATACCACAAGGATATAACTTAGCGAATACCTTACTTCCGTACTTTTTAACCATTGCTTCTGATTGTAATATTAAAACACCACAACCATCACCCATTAAAAATCCTGTACGATCATTATCAAAAGGCATACTGTAATTTCCTACAGCACCTAATGTATTAAAATATTTAATTGCCATCGGAAAGCAACCTGCGTCAGATCCTCCGACAATTACATACTCATATTCATCAACTAATCGCATTCCATAATCAATCGTCACAAGACCAGTAGAACAACTTGCGAATGTTGCTGCACTTAATCCCATAAATTTATAATGAGATGAAATATGCGAACATCCCATGTCTGGAATACGATTTGCTGATTTTCTAGGATTTACTCTTTTATGATTCTTTGTAAGTAAATACAACTCATCTAAAAATTCAGTATCGTTTGAAACTGTTGAAAGAAGAGTTGCAACATCATAATGATGGGGTAGGTTTGACATTTTTAATGCTGCATCAACTGCATGAAGCATCATCTTTTGTGCATTCGTCATTGAACGAAGCATCTTAATGTCAAATTCTTTTGGTATAATGCAATCGTTAGGATTGAATATAGCACCACGAAAAACTTTTGCGTTCTCTGCTTTCAATTCAGGTATATCAGAAGAATAATCTTTATTATCTAACATCTTATCAAAACAATCTTTTGGGTTATTCCCAAGACTGTCGATCATTCCATATCCAACTACATATACTGGTTTCATAATTTAAATCTTAATTCTATTTATAAAATAATGTTGCTCATTCTTGACACTGCAACGTCCCATTGAAGAGGTTTTGGGTAAATATTTCCATCAACTGTAATTTTTTCATTCGATTTTAAGTCGTGAAACCAAGCACAAACTACATGTCTATAACTTTTTCCATTCTGAATATTGTGTGGTCGCCCAGTATTAGCCAATATAGGATTACTCTTAATAGTAGTACTCGTAATTAACTTATCAATATTAAAGTCTGGAAAGTGCATCGTAGGACCAGAATCGTTATTTGTTTCAACATCATAGTAAGTTGTATCTTTTACATCATACCAATTCATCGTATGATCGTCAGTAGGACAATAACACCAAATAATTTTAACTAAATCATCTATCCAATCATCATTATCAGTGTGAACATACATTCGATAGTCTGGCTTAGATGAAAACCTTTCAATACGAAGTACACCAAGATCTATAGACTTAGCCCAATCAATTAAATCTTGATTAATTAAATGTCTTTCATGATAATGGTCTGTATATTTTGCTGCTATATCTTGATCTGATTCTTTAGGAAATACATAATCCTTTTTAATCGGTGATATTGGCAGATTTAATTCACGCCACAACGTATGACTGTAATTTCTCATATACATAATCCCATTCTACTGTTGAACCATTATAACGTCTCCAAGTAAGACTAATTGCATAACGATTGACTTTTGTTTCGTTTTTCATCGAGTGTGGCACACCTATATTAACTAATGACGGAAACCCTATTTCAGAAGTGTGAACTAAATCACATTCTTCAGGAGTCCAAGCATAAGCATATGGTGTTGTTTCTATTTTATAACTATTTTCGCTAAAGCTTTCTGGCTCTATAATATCTTTATTTGCAAATTCAGGTTTTGGATTCCACCATTGCATATAAGATCCTTTTTCAGCACAATATTGCCAATTGATCGCACATGAGTTTGTTCCTAAATCTGTTCCATCAATATGTATTTGTAAATAAAATCCTGGAGGAGAACAAAATACATCAGCATTTTTTAAATACATTCCTTTACTTTCAAAAAAATCTAGCAATTTAGGATTAACTTCTTTTTCTGGTATAGGAAAATGTCCTTTGTTTGGCATTTGATTTAACCAATCTTTATTTATCATTACATCATTGATTGGTAATTTTAAATTTGCGCAATAAATGTTTTTCATATTTTTTTAAAAATTGTACCACAGTAAAAACAAACAGCTTTTGTTTCACCATCTTTATATTCTTTTAATGTATAAAATACTCTTGGATGAGTATCGTCATCTATACTAGAATCGTAGCCATCACAATAAACTGTATTTGCTGCAGTCTCTATAATTGTTCCTTGACTCATATAATATATTTTTTAAATAAATCTATTGCTTCCCACATAGGAACAATATCTTGAAGTATTTTTTTACCAACAGCTTCATCTCTTCTTTTTGCAATTATGTGTAAATCTTCTTTTAATATAATATCTTCGTTTGTAGTATAACCATTTACAAGTCTCTTATCAAATACACAAGACAAACATTTTCTAGAATGTTGAGTAGTTGTCACGTTATGTGGTTGTCCTACTTGAACAATTGAAACTTCAACATCATGACTTTCAATTAAATCAACTTCTTCAGGATACCAATATAAATCTGCTGTATCAATATTTCTCTCATCTTTATTTTTATATCTAACACCCTCACGTTTGCCAATTGTGTTAGGTTTTGGTTTAAACCAATTCATTAAACTATTTCCTCTTGGATTGAATGCATAATTTAATTTAAATTCATCATGTAATTCATTTCCATCTAGATGCACAGGCATTGAATGGTTTGCTGGATTACAAAATAATTCTATGTCTGTAATACTTAATCCTATATTCATAGTCCATTTTAAAAAATCAGGATTATGATATTTAATTGGCACCCATAATTTAGTTTGTTTTTCATATGTATTATCATTTTCCATCCACTGCATACCCTCTGCAGTTAATGGTAAAGGACAAAGTTTAGAATCTAATGCTTTATGATTAATTATCATTTTTCGTAGGTTTCTTGTTGACTTCATATGATGGATAAAAGTATTCATCGGAATCTCCGAATACCCATTTTGGATTCTGTTCACAATGGTAATATTTTGAACTTACTTTAAAATCAGGCACATTTAAACCTTTAGCTTTATTTGCACTTGATTCAAAGAAAAGCATACGATTATTCGGTTGAGCAAACCATTGCCCATTATCTAATTTACCAATATTGTGTGATTTGTGTTCTGTAGGAACTTCTGACTCGGTGACGTTTGGAATATTTGGATCAGCATGAGCACTATCTATTGTGAATAGATATTCGCCACCCATACGTGAACCATCTCTTAATATAACCTCAACACGAGAATGTTGTAGGTATTGTTTTTCAATTAATGTAATATGATAACTAAAACCATCCCATAGTTGTAAAAAATCTAAAGGAAGTTGTTTATCTAAATCAATATCAGTTTTCCACACATAAGCACTTATAGGAAGTTTATCATAGAGTGCTCCATACTCTGGTAAATAACTCTCAATGTAGAATGCTCTACGTGGAATAGATTTAAGAGTCACCCAAGTGCATGGAACATATTCTCCGAAACCTTTTTTAAAGTCATAGAGAAACTCTTTTTTAATCCAGCATTGTATATGTGGTAAATTTACAACAAAATTCATATAATATATTTAGTTATCATTTGGCTCACTCGGCAAGACTCGAACTTGCAACCCCCAGTTTCGTAGACTGGTATTCTATCCAATTGAACTACGAGTGAATAAAATAGATTATGGTGTTGGTATGATTATAATTTTTAATTTATCTATAACTTTTTCCATTGGTTTAGTAGTTTCCGTTGGAGTAGTTGTACACGAAATTAAAAAAAATGCTATAATTGTTATTGTAGCAAAAAATATACCAGTTTTATATAATGTTTTATCCATTTAATTCACTCGTTCTGTTAATTTGAACTAATTTTAATGTTTCGAATAATTCGGCAGTTCTTGCGATAGGATCTGATATACCATCGCCAAAACTATAATTCATTGGCTTTGCGTGATGATATTCATGATTTCCTTCGCCCCAATTAACGAATGCTCCTGCGATTGGATCAAGAGACACAACTTGTTTAGGTATTTCGTGACTATGACTTACTGCATTTGTCACACCCATACCATGTAATCCTGCAACTACAGCTAATGCTGCACCAATACAAACTTCTAAGCCACCTAATATTCCTAGATTCACTTTTAAAAATTCTGATATAAAGAATAAACCAAACCAGAATAATAATAAAGTAGGTAAAGCACGATTATGATAATAAACAGCAATACGATTACGAAATAATCCTGCTGTATATTTTAATGGCACATCTTCTTTACGCCAATCCCATAAATGTAAATAAGATCTCCAAAACCCTATTCTATGTGGGCTATGTGGATCTAACTCAGTATCAAGATGAGTGTGATGCATACGATGTAATGCTGCCCATCCTAAAGGTGTACCAATCCCTGCGTATATAGCAAATATATTACTTAAATGTTCTAAATATTTATTCTTAACTATAATAGATTTATGTGATAGTGTTCTATGAGTATATCCTGATACAGCCCAAGCACCAAACCACCAGAATAATATAAATGTAAAGAATGTAGTTAATGTAGCATATTTAAATGCCAGTAATGCTAATACATGTACAAAAATATAATAAGCAACACGAAAATATAAATTATTACGTGTTGAAAATTCTTCCCAACTAAAATTACTTATTGACTTTAACATATGTGTTCCAGTATTGTCCTTTACGAATTAACTTACTTGATTTTGATTGTTGATGATATTCTAAAGCACCTAATTTAATATTATTCTTTACATTCTTATGAATATGTTTCTTATCAAGATCTGGTAATTCTTTTTGTAATAAACGAAAGAGAACTAGTTTCTTTATACCCTTAACTCTTTTAGAAGAATCTGCTTCATTAGCATTTATTAATTTAACTATTTTATCCCATATTATACTAGCAAAAGAAGCAGTCATAACTCTTTTTTCATCTGATCTTTTATAGTTTTCAATATCTATGCCAACTTCTTTACAATAAACAAAGAAGTTTTCTTTTAATTCATTATTAAATGATGAAATAGAACCTAAATCTCTTAAATTAGCAAGACACATATACATATCGTCTTGAATATTAACATGTAATTTAGAAATTTTTAATTTGCGTAAGCATTCACCCATTTCAACATCTGAAAGTCTTCTAAAATCAGCCGAGCGATCATACCATTTAACTGGTTCTTTTTGCATTAACAAACTTTTAATTTTTTCTTTTGTTTAACACGTTTTACATTACCACTATGATCTTTATATAAATCAAAGTGATCTTTACCATCAAAATAGAAACCATCCAATATCCATTTTTTAGATGTTTTTTTAATTTTTCTTTTCATTATATTAGTCCTTTTCGTCATCTTTGAATGACATACTATCAACAGGATCTAAGTATGTCATTTTTTTTATAGTTCTTGTTAAATTTTCCATATCTTCGTGCATACGATCAATCACATCTTTTAAATCATTTATTTTAAAAGATTGCTCTGCAATAAGTTTTTCTTGCTGGTCTAGTTTCTTTTTATATTCTTCTATTAAAATTACGTTATTATTTACCATTTGTTTATCAACCAATCTTTAATATTATCTACTTGTGGATTACCTTTTAACATAATGACATTTGTATAATCGCCATCAATTTGATCTATTTCGACAAAAGTAATATCTTTTTGCTCATTATATTTCACTTCTGCTTTAAATTTAAGTTTTAAAAACATATACTCTTTGATAAAATTTATTGTTGTTTTATCAATTGATGATGCATAGGCATCAGCACAATAATGTGTTTGTTTTGGTATTACTAATTCTTTAATCATTTATATAATTTTCTGTTGTGAACATATATCCCATCGTTTTAAAACTTTCACCTTTTTCTAATGCCCAAACTTCTTTTACTACTTGTTTTGCTAACTCTTCAGATCTAAAATATTCTTTTTCATCTAAGAATTTTAAGAAAGTATTTTTGTTAAAAATAAAAGTTTTAGATTTTCTATTTCTAATGATAGTGACTTCTTTCATTTTCTCATTCTTTCTCTTAGATTATATTTTATTTCTTCTAAGTGAAGTTCTATACGTCTTTGCACTTGTACATGAGAGTAAATCCCCCAAATTAGAACAATTAATAAAAATGTATTAAGCATATTAGTGACTATGACTTATATTGTTTTCATCTACAAATGTTTCTAAATCATCTTTAATTTCTAAATAATTTATATCATTAAAGATATCATCAGCATCTTCGAATGCTTTAATTCTATTTGTAAATTCAGCACTTACAGTATTTGGTTGTGCCATTGTTTCAAAAATACCATCTTCTGTATCAAACACATCACATATTTTACCACTCAAATAATCTTGCCAAACTGAATTAACAACTTTTAATAAAGTAATTCTATGTGGTGAATATTTGTAGTCAGCTATACCAAATGTTGCATAAGGAAGTGGTTCTCTAAGAGGAAACATATTATCTACCCTCTTCTGCTGCTATTTCTAAATCTAAAGCAACTTCAGCCATTGCTTGTTGTGCGTCAGTTAAATCAAACTCTGGGTCTTGTAATTTATCAAAGATACTCTTAGCTTGTCTTTCACCATGTTTTTTAACAAACTCTTCTCTAGATAATATAAATGTATCATCTTCCATTTGCATTAACCAATTTTTCACTTGTCCCATAATATACTCCTTTTCATTATTTGTTTATAGGTATATTTTACTATATTTGAGTAATTAAGTAAATACTTATAAAAAATAAAAAAGCATTATATTTCAATGACTTAGTGTATTGATATTATTTCGGCTTCTGGTTTATCAATAGTTCCAGTCACATAATTGATATAATCTAAGAATTCTGGTGCTTCTGGGTTTGAATGTATATCCCATGATGTTCCAGTCATTCCTTTTACGCAATAATCTGGTAATGTACCTTGCACTTCTTCATCAACTAATATAACAATCGAAACTTTTTGTGGTTCACTGTGACCAGACATTTCTGCTGGTATGTTTGCTGTGTTATTAAATTTACAAGGAAACCCCATTTGCTCTGTCATATTATAATCAATCGCATCTTGTCTTGCTCTATCAAGTTGATACAATACAGAATTAACACAATAACGTATTACATTATATTCGAAAAGTTCATCAACTTTGTCAATTGTAGTTTTTAATTGAAAGCCATTGATATCTATATGGATAGTTTGATTTCGCAGTGTAGCGAACTTATGACGTATTCCTACGATGTTTTTTTCACTTGACATAATATAATTTCTACTTCTTTTTAAGTCTAACTAATGTCTCTATTTTTTTAGTTCTATCTACTTTAGGATATGATATTTTAAATTCTTCATTTTCCCAAGTACCATTATTAAAAGAAGTAAATTCTGTTGTGACCAATTGTGCAGTTTCAGTTGAACGATGCACTGTGACTAATTTTTCATCATCCCAAATTCTTATTTCAGCTGGGAATGAACGATTAGATATTTTTTCTATTATATTGCCTATTTTAAGCATTGATGTATGTTGAAACAGATTCTTTCGTAATATTTGGATATAAAGATGTTAATTCTTGATTTTTTAACGCAAGAAGAATCTTTTGTTCTTTTGCGTCTAGTCTTTCTAACATTTGAATAAACAATGATTCTCTTTGAGCAGGTTTTAAATCTTTTCTTCTAAAGATATAAAACTTTCTTACTTCTAAAGTAAGATTTGATGGAGCCATATCTTGTGGCTCAATTGCAGACTTAAATGGTGGACTTGTTTCTGGCAAATCCCATTTTAAATTGCTATCAAAGTTGTTTTGTAAAACTAATTTTAACTGAGCATTATTCTTGTATTTAACAATGGCAGTTATATCATTATTTAGTTCTTCTAATATTTCATAAACACGTCTTCCCATGTTTTAAAACTCCTCTATTTCTTGGAGTAATAGACTACAACGTTTTTCAATTAAATAGTTGTATACTGTCATTTTATCTCCTGTTGGTTTTATGTTATTGTAAGCATTTAGTATATCATCTACTATATTTTTAGGTATAGAGTCAAGACATACTAGTTTTTGGTTTCTTAAATAGTTTTTCTTCTGCTCATCGTTTTCACAAGCATTGAAACCTTTTTCTAAGAAATTATTTAATATTTTTTTAGTAATTGGTTTTTGTCTTTCATCTTTGTTAAAGATATCATCAGGTGAAAGTACATTTGGAACACCATCTCCAGAGTCACCTCTTACTATATGTTCTATTATATATTGCTCAGCTTCTCTTACTGATGATTTATTAACTTGTTTTTTAAGTAATGGCGAATATTGTTCAACGTTTCCAAATTTTTGTAATTGTTTAAAATCTTTATCAGAAGAAACAATCATATGTTTTTCTAAAGGTCTTTCTTTCACTAGTGTAGCAATTACATCGTCTGCTTCAGCATGATTGATATGTAATACTTTATAAGGAAAATATTTAACTAAATCTTGTCTTACATCAGACATAGTTTCAAAAATAAGTTTCCAATCAACTGGATCTGCTTCTCTATCTTTCTTACGATGTGCTTTATATAAAGGAAATTCTACTTTTCTCCAAACGTCTTTACCATCAGCACATATAACTAAATCACCATAATCTGCTGAAAATTTCTTCTTATAATATTTAATAGTAGAGAGTATCGCATGACGAATGATGTTAGATACTTCTTCCATTGGTCTTCCTTTTTGAACATCTTGTTTAAAAGAAAGTATATTTGCGATTGCTACTTGTGAATAATCAATTAATATCATTTTTTTAATTTTTCTTTTGGTATCCAAAATCTATCTATTTTAGCTTTGACTTCACTAAAAACATTTGATGGGTTTATAATTGTCCCATCAGAAAGTGTTTGTACATAATCCATATCTGTTAAATATGAGCATAATTCATTAGCTTCATATCCAGCACGTCTACACATTCCTATTTGAATTTCAGTTTGAATCACTGGACGATACTTTTTAATTGTATTAACAGCACCTTTAATAACTTGAAATTCTAATCCTTCTACGTCTATTTTAATTCCATCTACATCTTTAAAATTAAAACTATCTAATGTTTTTGTTTGTATTTTTTCTTGAATGGTTCTTGTAGATTTACTTTCAGGTTTTTTAACCCAACCTTTTTTTGTTAATTTCTTTCCATTAAAGTTTAATTCTATATGATTGTGACCAGAAGCACGAGTGACTGTATTTAATGTTTCTTCTCCCTCTGTATCGCTTAATGCATAAGGAAATACTTCTATATTACCTGTCATTAAAATAGGAGCATAAGTTGATTTAGATAATTTAAACCAGCCTTTACCATTAGTTTTATTATTTTTATTCAATTCGATATTTTCTAATAACCATTTTCTTAAATATGATGTAGGTTCAAAAGTCTTTATATCTTTAGCCCAAGTAGCATATTCAATTGTGTTAGTTCCTAAATGCCCACCAACATCAATAATTGTTCTTGCGTTTGGTGTCAATGTTCTAAAATATCTTAAATTGTTTATTTGATATCCACTGCTCTTTAATCTTGAGCCATAAAAAGTATCATTTTCTTCGACATGATATATTCTACCGATTGCAGATTTAACTATTACAGATTTTCTCATACTATATTATATAAAACTAATAAATGTGGTGGTATTAAATCATCTTTTAAATTATGTGGTGTAGTTTCCCAACACTCATCATCGCCATTATCATAAGCACCAACAAAACCAAACTCATTAAAGTCTTCATAGTTTGTTTTTTCAGTACCATAAGTTGCTTCAATTGAATATCTTTTTGATTCAACTAGATAATCAAAAAAAGAAATTGGTGGAACGTATTTTGTTTGAATTTCAAAAAAGATAGAATTAGGAGATGTTCGATCATAATTAATTACTTTGCCATGAATACGATTGTTCCAGTTTTTATTCACAAGAGAATATTTGGCACCTTTTTTCTCAATATCAAATATGCTTCCGAACAAAGGAACTATGTTCTTTGACATTTTATTAGCTTCTAAATCGTTTTCAATCATATCAATTTTAAATGGATCAGTATGCGACATATTAATATGATTTGATACTATAATCATAAGTATATTATATATTAAAAATACTTGTATGTAAATGGTTATATTTTAGTAAAAAAGTCATTTAATCTAGTCTTTAATTCGTTAAAATACTCATCATCTGCTATTAAATTTGCTATAATTCTTACTGAATCATTTTGTTGAGTAGTTGAAAGCATACCAGCACGTACAAGCTTTCCCATTACTCCAATAGTTGGATTCTTACAATCTAATTCTAAAAACAATCCTTGTTGTCTATAACTTTTTAAATATCCTTGATTAAATAAATCTTTCGCAATTTCATCTAAACGTATGACTGTTTGTTTCGCTCTATGAAATAAACCATTATCTTGAATAATTTGTTTTACTTTTTTCATTGCACCTATACCAGCCATATAAGGTTGCCAAGTATGCCCCCATCCCCATTCTTGCGTTGAAAGAACTTCACCAATACGAGCATTACCTGCTGCAAATCCAATTGGTGCATATCCTGCTGATAATGATTTACCACAAGCAATAATATCTGGTTGAATATTATACCCTGCTGTTGAATATCCAAAATATGATAGTGATTTACCCCAACAAACTGCTACATCATCTGTAATAAGATTTACATTATATTCTGTACAAAGATGTCTAACACCCTCCCACCATCTTTTACTATAAGGAAGTATTCCATCCATCCAAGGACAAGTTTCTACTATAAAAGCACCAACATTGCTTGAGTCACCAAATTTACTAAATCTTTTTTGTAATTCTGCTAATGCTCTTTCTTCTTCTAATTCACGTTCTTCTATTGTTTTCCATTTAGGTGCTCGGATGCATCTTAATCTATCTGATGGAAAATCAACTGTATATGGACTTGCCATTGCTCTTGTTAGATAACTTGTGCCATGATATCCTGGAGTACAAGATACAATTAAATTCTTTTTAGGATTTACAGTTTTCCAATATGTATCACTCATCATAATAGCACACTCTACTGCTGAAGTTCCAGCAATAGCCCAAGACATAACTGACATTCTTGATTCAGATAAAACAAAATGAACCATCTCTTGAGTATCTACATCAGACTCACCAGTATTACCTCTTATGAATGCAACTGAGTTTATCTTATCAGCCATTGCTTGTATTACTTCTTTATTTCCATAACCAAGTGTGAAAGCACTATTACCAGATTGTATATCTAAGTATTTCTTACCATCAGACATTTCAACCCAATGACCATATGTTTTTGTGACAATTTTAGGTAATTCACCATCAGCACTATTTCTTAATTCGTACATTGTAATTCCATATTTGTTATGTGTGCGTCTTTATTCTCAATTATAAATCTTACTGAATTTAAAACCGATTCTATTGTTAATTTTTTTCCTGAATATTCTTTTGCGAGTTGAGTATCAACCCAAGCTGGACGAATAATACTAATTTTAAAAGGGATGTTTGGATTATATAATTCTTCTATTGATTTATCAAGTAATTTCTTTTGTGACCAATAGTTTTCAAATCCTTGAGGAACTTCTTGTGGAGTCTTCCATAATTTACTTACCATTGAACCCATTACGATTATATGTTTTGATTGTTGTTTATAGAGATTGTAAAGATTCTCTAAAGATGTATGTTGTTGTCCAGTGTGTGCGTTCAATACTATTACTGAAGCATCTTTACAATTTCCTATAAAGTCTGAATGCACTTTTGGATCATTTAAATCTAAATGATGCGATTTGTCATAACCTATACAATATGTATCAGATTGTTTTGCGTAATAATCAAATATAGATTTACCTATACCAGATTTGTGTCCTGTAATCACATATTTCATAACATTATTCATAATATAAAAATAATTTATTTTTTACAAACGCATCTTTTAAATAGTTTTTTTATTCTATCAATTAACTTTTTCATTCTGTACTCCTTTATTATTAGGGTCTACCTTGACCACGATAAGCTTTAAACGATCTTCGCTTATGCTTATTCATCATAGAACTACTATGAAATCCATTTCCAATACTTGTACGTTTTGGTTGTGATTCTCTCTTAGTATTTGATCCATAATTTGCTGCACGTTTTGCCATAATTTATCTTTAAGTTGTTTGTTTAGTTTTTTTCAGTCATATTAATCACGAACTGGAAAATTTGGTACAGGTGGTTTTGCTGCTGGTGGTTGCATTACTGTTGTTGTAATTGATGAACCATTAAGTTTTTCTTGTGTTCGCCCATAAGCAGTCACACCTAATATTGCTCCCATTGAAATATGAAATAATCCACCACCTTGTAGTGTTAATGGTGTCCATGCAGTAATCACTATTGTTTTTAAAAATGATATTTGTGCCACATTCCATAAAATAGGGAATACCATAAAGTCAACAAAACAAATAGCAATATACAGCCAAGCAATCGCTGGTCGCCATAAAGATTTAATTTCGTCATTATTCATAATTATTCTTTCTTAGGAATCACAGAATTTTTAGGTTCTTCTGGTCTTCCATCTAATGGTCTTGTTATTGTTTCTTTTATATCTGATTTTCTTTCATACACATCTACGTTATCAATTTCATAAAACGCAGTAGGTGTCTTATTTGTATTTATATTTGATAAATCGTTTGCTCTTTCTTTTCGCTTACGTTCCAAATATGAATTACCATCAGTTATTTTTTCTTTTACTTTATTTAAAGTTTCTTTTAATTTAGATTTTATCTCAGTTTTTATATCTTTAACTATTTCTTTTACTTCTGTTAATGGTTTAATAGTTGGTAATATTGTTAATGGTGTTGTTGGAGTTGGATCTTGTGGTTTTACTCCGCTTGTAAATGCTATTTCTCTGTTCCAAGCAATTAACATCATAACTGCTAATGGGTCAAATACCAATACAATAATAATAATTACAAATCTTACAGCTTTCTCAAGTAGATTTTCATCTATCTTATCACCATATATTAAAGCAGCAATATATTTAATCGGACCAACTTCTGCTTCGATCTTTCTTAATTGTCCAGCAATTGGTGCTCTTTCATTATTTAAATTATTAATTGTATTTTGTGCTTTTTCTATTTCAGCAACTAATTTATTTCTTTGTCCCTCTTGTTTGCGTCTTAATTCAGTCGCAGCATTAATACCTTTTTCATCATTAGTACGACCGATACTTTGTTCAACTAAATCATCTAATTGTTTAATAGTTTTTTGGTTTCTTGAAACTATATCTCTTTGATATTTAATTTTATCATCTAATATATAAACTTTAGAAGATACTTCACCTGATGGTACTGCTTGATCTAAATGTGCTTTACTTAAAAAGCCAAAAATACCCATACTCGTTAAGAACATAAGTACAACTAATGATACACTAAAATAATATCTCATTACTTTTGTTATATCATTCCATCTTCTGTATAACCAAGATGCAATTACTAATTTTGCTGTTTCTAAAGCTGTACCCATAATTGCTATTGGTATTACAGCTGTTGCAAATATTGCTATTAACCCAGTAATCGCATAAAATGCTGCGATAGTAGATAGAAATAATGCGTTAATTAATAATAAGGTTTTCATTTATTACTTTCCTTCGTTTCCAAAACCATAAAATACAACTTTGCTATCTTTACCATATTGTGCTTGTACTGCTCTTGTAGCATCAGTCACGTTCATGGCACGTTGTTCGACTATAATTCCTGGAGTTTTNTTGTTAATTACTACTAGAAATCTAAAAGTTTTTAAAGGAATCATTTTCCTATATTATTTCTTGTAAATTTCATCATAATATTTTCATTATAATATTTGTTTTCACCATTAGGAAGTTTTGCGTTTAATACATCAAATTCAAACATATACTTTACTTCCCAATAATTAACTTCTCCTCTTGTTTTACAAAGTCGAAGTATTTCTCTTTTAAAATTTTGTTTTCCTATTTCTTCTATTTCTTTTAAAAAGGTAGATGAAGATCCCCAATATTCTTTCCAATCACTTTCTATTCTTGAACGTCTTTTATTAACTCTTCCTTTAAGTGGCTGTTTAGTTTTAGCAGAAGTAAAGTATTTTCTTCCTATATAAACTTTATTATTTAAAAGATTTGTAATAGAATATATAAATCCGAAATATTTTGAAGGATTAATGAACTCTTTGTTTTCGTATAACCATTGTGTCATACTTATATTTATTCATCTTGTTCTTGATCTTGATCTTCAAACTCATTATCGTTATTATTTTCAGCTATATCATGTGCGCACATTGGACAATAAGCAACATCTGCTTTAGACAATGTATCATCTTGAGTAGTAAATGAAATTTTACCCTCTGTTTCACAAGACATACAATGAAATTTAACTGTTTGCGTTTTCATTATTTTTTAGCACCCCAAACATCACCCCAATTACCTTTTAGAGATCCTTTTGCATAATCAGTAATACGATTTTCAAAAAAGTTTCCATGTATTGGAGCATTTATCATGTCCTCTACCCAAGGAAGTGGGTTTGTTTTTCTTTTATTAATACCTCGTAATCCCATTGATATGAGTCTACGATCACAAATATAACGAATATATTCTTTCACCTCTTCTTTTTTTAAATTTTGCATATCGCCCATTGAGAAAGCAAGATCAATAAAGTTATCTTCTAACTCTACCATCTTTTCAGCGATATCATATATTTTCTTTTTAAGAGAATCATTCCATATTTCATTATTCTCTTCTATATATGTACGGAATAATCTTATCATACTCTCACAATGTTGTGTTTCATCTACTATCGACCAAGTGACAATTTGTCCCATACCTTTCATCAAACCATGTCTTGGAAAATTTAACAACATAATAAAAGATGAAAACAATTGCATACCCTCTGTAAATGCTGAGAATGCTGCTATACTTGTAGCAATACTTGCTTTGCTTGTAGATTTAGATGCTAAGTCAACAAAGTAATTATGTTTTGCTGCCATTTCTTTGTAATTATTAAACTCATTATAAGTTGCTTCTGGCAAACCTAATGTTTCAATTAAATGAGAATATGCTGCTATATGTAAAGCTTCACGTGCTGCGAATCCACACATCATCATTCTTACTTCTGGTTGTGGAAAATATGGAAGATAGTTCATCACATAACCACCTGCTACATCAATATCCCCTTGTGTAAAAAATCTAAAAATATTTGTAAGAAAACTCTTTTGAGATGGTGTTAATTTACTTTTCCAATCTTTCACGTCTTCTAACATTGGTACTTCTGTATGCAACCAATGTGATTGCTCGTGTTTAAGCCATGCATCATATGCCCATGGATAATTAAATGGTTTAAAATAATTTCTTTCTTTTGTTAAAGATAAAGTCTCTGTCGCTTTTGGCACGTTCATGTTCCTCTGTGTGTTAAGTTAAAAAAATAATTGTACTTTTCCGTTTGGATTAATGTAAATATGTCCTTGTAATGTAATTCGTTTTTCAAAATTAGCTAATGCGTGGCGACCTATTCTATGCTGTTCTAAACCATTCCATATATGAAGTGTTCCATATTCATATGGTATCATAGTTTCTTTTCCTGATGGCATTAACCACTCTAAGTGTGCTCCTCTTTCTGGCATTATAATAGGAGATAAAAAAGAAAACAGTCTTTTAGGATCTATATTATCTTCCCATAAACAAAGTGTCGTATCAGTATGCCATCCGAATGGTTGAGCAGTTTGTTTTCCGTCAAATATATGAAATCCAGGAATTGGTAAATTTGGATAAAATTCAGTTTCTTTATAATTAAATACTTCAAACCACTTACCAACATTTTCAATTAGTTTTTTATATATTAGATCTTTAAATTCTTTTAAAAGTATTCCTTGAACTTCTTTGTTTATCTCACTTGTATCTTTGGGAGTAAGTGGATATATACTATCACCAAGTAAATATTGGTTTTTAGAATAATCAGATTTCATATCAAGACTATTTTTATATACATTATAGTCGTGTAATTTTTTCCAATGTGATTTTAATTCTAAAACCTTTCTTGCTATTTGGTTTCGCTCGCCCTCTGAAAAGAAATTTTGTATTTCAGCAAAAGAAAAACGTTTCATAATCTTACCAGTAAATATATGCTCTATTATCTTTAAGTACATAATGACCTTGTAAAGTAATTCTACTTTCTCCGTCATTCATACCAAATTTTTTCATCCTATGAAAATGATCACCTTTCCAATAATAAAAAGTATTTAAGTTATATAGCTTTACTTTTTCAGGATAATCTCTTAAAGCATCAAAATCATTTGTATCTTTATACTCTAAACCAGCAGGATCACTGCTTGGTGATTCAATTAAAGATAAAAAAGAATAACATTGTTCTGGTTTATAATTAGTATCATATCTGCATATTGTAGTATCTATATGATATTCAAAAGGATGTGGTGTTTGCTTACCTCGAAATATATGAAATCCAGGACGTGGATATTCAGACAAGTAAGAAGTAGGCAATCCTGTTATATCTTTAATTGTACTAATTATTTTTCCATATAAATCAAAGAATGAAACATTTAAGTTTTCTGATAAAAATTTATTTCTTTGATCTAGATTTTCTAATACATATGTAGCATCACCTAAAAAATATTGATTTTCAGCTGACTTATAAAGTTCAGGATCTTGTGCTGCTAAAAGTTTAGCAGATTTTGCTAAAGGAAAATCTTTTATATGTTTCCAATCAGATTTTAAATCTTCAACTTTATTTCTTATATTTAAACGTTCTTCGTCAGTGAACCAATTATCTATATTTTTAAATGTGAACATAATATTAACTAAGTAATGAAAATGTAGTCGTAATTATCTTTTCAATTGCTGCTTTGTATTTCATTGTATCAGCTTCTTCTTGTATTTCTTCAATACGAGCCAAATCATTTAATAGATCTGTATATTCAGCTGTTGATAGTTGTCCTGTGTCATGTTGATGATTATATCTTATTACTTTAGTTGCTTTTTCTCTTAACCATGCATTATCAGATTGTGTTAATGCTTGCATTTCTTGTATTGCTTCATTTATAGTCATTATTTGTTCCTCGCTGCAAGTGCATTTGCTATAATATCCACTTGTTTTGTTAAATTAATTACTTTTTCAATACAGTAAAGTTCTTTCATTTTACCTGATTTAGAAGAGTCATAAAGACCTCTCATACTTTCAGAAAATGGTCTTACCATTTTTAAAACATCTTCATTTTCTTTTGCTGATGAATAGTAATACAGTTTTTCTTTTCCTTCCCATATTTTTACTATGGTTTCGTGTGATTTGTCACCAGTACATTGCACTTGTCGTACATCGTATCTTAGATTTGAAATCATTAACATTTCATTATCATCATATGCTGATGGTAATAATTTCTTAACTGAAAGTATTGCTGCAGGAATGCAAGATGTCAATACTGTTAAAAGGAGTAAAACACTCCATATTCTTAACCCTCGCAAGCTAAACATGTATCCTCATTTGTTAAGTCTTTTATTTTAATTTCTTCTATGATTCTTCGTTCAATTTTCTTAGCAACTTTATCAGCTTTACCAATTTTCTCACTACGACAATAGTATAAAGTCTTTAAACCTTTTTTCCATGCCATAAAGTGACAAGCATGTAAATATTTAATATCCGTATCTGGTCTAAAGAATAAATTAACTGATTGTGCTTGGTCAATAAACTCTTGACGTATTGCTGCATGTTCTACAACCCAACGTTGATCTATTTCCATAGCTGTTTTAAAAGTATCTTTATCGTTTTCTTTTAATATATCTAAGTGTTGAACCGAACCATCATTCATTATAATACTCGACCAAATTTCATTATAATCAAGCTTATTATTTTTTTCACAAGCTTTTTTAATTATTTTATCTAAGTGTTTATTTTTATTTATAGACGCACCAGAAAGAGTATCTTGTCTATAAACGTTTGCTCTAAATGGTTCAATTGATGGTGAAGTATTTCCCATTAAGATAGAAGATGAAGCATTAGGTGCGATTGCCATTACATGAGAAAATCTCTGTCCTGTTCCAACTGCATCTGGTGCTTCACCTCTTTCTTTTCCAAGTTTAATGTTCGCTTTATCTAATTGATTTCTAATATGCATGAACATTCGAGTATTGGCAGATACTGCCATTGCAGACTCCCATGGAATATTTTTGCTTTGTAGGTAAGCATGAAAACCGAGTGCACCAACTCCGATACTTCTTTCTCTTTCAGCTGAGTATTTTGCTCTTGATATAGCATTCGGAGCGTGAGTTATAAAATATGTAAGAACATTATCTAACATCTCTGCTATATCTGCTAAAAATTGGTCATCTTTCTTCCACTCATCAAAGTATTCTAAATTAACTGAAGATAAACAACACACAGCAGTTCTTTCGACACTGGTTGGAAGTATAATCTCAGAACAAAGATTTGATTGATGAATTTTTAAATTTTTTGATTTAAGGAATGCTGGTAGATGTTCGTTTGATGTATCGATAAAATGAAGATATGGTTCTCCAGTCATCATACGCATTTCTAATACACGTTGCCATAAATCTCTTGCACTTATATAAGATTTAACTTCTTGTGTATGTGGATCACGTAAAGCCCATTTATCATCTGCTTCAGTATCTAACATACATTTTTCAATAAGTTCCATGAACTCATGTGGTATATTAATACCATGATGCATATTTAAACAACGAACATTTGGATCTCCTGTTGGCTTTCTTATTTCTAAGAATTCAATTATATCAGGATGAGATATATCTAGATAAGCAGCATACGATCCTCTTCGTGTGCGTCCTTGTCTGTATGCAAGTGTTGCTGCATCATATATTTTTAAATGTGGTAATACACCTGTTGATTTATCATCAGCCGATCTTATTCCAAATCCTATACCAACTCCACCCCCAACCATAGATAGCCAGTTAGTTTCTGAAAGATTTTTAACTAATCCTTCAGCTGTGTCTTCTATGTAATTTAGAAAACAAGAAATTGGTAATCCTTTTTTACTTCTTCCAAATGAAAGGATAGGAGTAGAATATGATAGCCAATGTTTTGAAGCATAATCATAAAGTCTTTGAGCATGTTCTTTGTTTGAAGAAAATGTTTTACTTACGAAAGCAAATCTTTGTTGTGGAGATGTTTCATCATCCTTCATATAGGACTCTTTCATACGAATTTTGCCTATTTCATCGAATAATGAATCTCGAGAATAGTCAACTCGTATGTCGTTGTATAGTTCTTGTGTCATAGTTTATTATTTGTAGTATTGAATTACGAAACTGAAACGATAAGTGGGTGCTGATGGACTTGGTGCTGATATACAGTGTGGTATTGTGCCGTCAAAAAGTATTACTCTTCCTGGAATATAAAAAGAACAATATTCTAACTTACTCATATTTTGATTTGTAAACATAGTATAACCACCCCATTCAATATTCCATGTCATATTAGGGTAATATAATATAGTTCTTACATCATTTGATCCTGCAGCATCACAATGAAAACGATTCTTGTCGTGTAGTGTGCTTAAATTAACTCTTGCTTGAATAATCTCGTATCCATCTAACATAGAAAGTATTTCTTTAGTTCCTTCTAAGTTAAGAAAATTTGATTGTTGTAATTGATTCCCTGCGAGTAGATTGCAGTATAAATTAAAATCACCTTTATATTCTAATCTTGCTGTGTCACTTCCATCTGTAGTAAAATGCCTAGTTGAACAAAAATGATAAAGTCTTTCTCTATCTGCTGCTGAATAAACATCATCAAATATAGTTAATTGTCTATCTTCAATTTGTAAGAGAGTTTTATTCATCATGTGCTTGTTTTATAATTTTATGTACTTCTGTAATATCTAATTTTTCAATACTGTCGATATTTTTCATTAGTTTATCTTGTTTCAAAACTTTTGCTTTATGTGCTTTAGCTAACTTAGTAAAATACTCAAATGTTTCTTCATTATGTCCTAACACTGCAGGTTCTTTTTCTTTTGCTGGCATTAGTCTTCATCCCTATCAAATACACTTCTCTTTAACATATGATAATATAGTATATCGTAAGTTATGAAATTTATAAATTGCATTACTACTGTAAATTTCATTTGTAGTAAATATTCAGGAATTATCAATATACATAACCATAAACAAATACCATAATGCATTCTTTTATTTTCTGGTATAGTATAGAATAACCAATTCAACATTTGTACTATTCGATAGTATTTTTATCTCTTTTAATATGTCCTACAACTTTACCAGCATTCTTTCCTTCTTTGATAGAATACCCAGAAGTTCCGTTTGCGTTTATAGCAACTTCTTTTCTTGCTTTTAGTAAAGCTTTTTCTTTCTTTTCGATTTCTTGATTAGCAGAATATATTGCCATCGTTCTATCGAATTTACTGTTTGTCATTTTCTTTTTCCTTTTCTTTTTTCTTTGTAAAATCAGCTTTCACTACTGTTGGTGAAACAGCTTCTTTTGCTATCTTATCTAATTCATTTTGTATTTCAATTTGTTTGCTCGTCACTAAATCAAGAGTATCATAATTTAAATTATCAATATAATTTTTAGCGATATCAGCACCTAGTTCTAAGACTAGTAAATCTTTACCAGCTGCAATCATAGCTGACCCACAAGATATAGCTTGTCTTGGTGTTTTAATATTCATAATAGATCTCCAAAGAGGTTGAAGAAGAACATTTTGTTCATGTTCTACACGTCTTTGTTGTTCTTGTATCTTTGTCATATCAATCGTATTATTATCATCGCTCATATTTTCCTCTATATTTTACAACGTACCCATTTATTAAAAGCAAGTTCTGCTTCTAGTCCACGATACGTATTTTCATTAATTAAATTTACTATATTTATCTTAGGATGTTTTAAAACTATTTCATTTATATCTTTACCAGATATATTTGAAGGGAGCAGGCATACTCCATATCCTAAGCTTATACACTTATATATAGATTTACAAATTTCAACATTTCTTGGTTCATTATCTATTATTACTATTACACGTTCTTTATTTTTTAAAAGTCTTTTTATTTCAAAAGAAGTACCTGCAACAGCAACAGCATTAGGTAAGAACATACTATCAATCGGTCCTTCAACAGCATATATAGTCTTATTCTCATCTAACTTTTCTAAACCAAATATCTTTTCGTTCTTCTCGTTTGTCTTAATTGTATAATACTTTGGTAATTCTTTTCCTAAAGTACGTCCTTGTATTGCAAGTAAATTCTTTTTCTTATCGTAAAATGGTATTACTAACCTTGGATGATCTTCTTCAATCGAAGCAAACTTCGGTGCAACATTGTCATTAACCCATTTTTTAAATGTATTAACCCAATATAAAGATGCAAGGTATTCAGTTGGTATTTTACGTTTTGATAAGTACTTACGAACAGGATGTTCATTTTGTAGAGTGGTGACACACTCAGCATTAAGAAGACCAGAAATAGTTTCTTTCTTATTCTCTGGTTTAAATTGGTCAAAGAAGTCTTTAATCGGTTCTTTAGAGACTCCAACTTTAGAATTACTTTTATATTTTTCAACATTATATTCACTTTCTAATTTAGGATCAATAAATTTTAAAAAATTACTAAACCCCATACTAGCACTACAATTGTGACATTTGAAGTTTAAATTATTTTTAATCTTGTAAATAAAACCTCTTGCCTTTAATATACTACGTTTAGAATCTTTACATATTGGACAACTGAAATTCCAAAGATAAGTATTTTTCTTCTTAAAGTTTCTCAATTTTGGAGATACTAAATCAATGTATTTGATGTCAATAAACAACATAATAACGTATATTATACTATATTTTAACTTGTATGTAAAGTGTTTTAACTAAACAATTTTAACAATATTTGGGCTAAACTCTTATATTCCATACCCATAGCAATAGCTAAAATAGCACCACCAGCATACCATTTCCAACGTTCAATATTTTGTACTTTATTTGATAATTTCTCAATATTGGTTGAACTTGTATTTGATAAATGGTAGCTTACTTCTTTAATTTCTTTATGCACATCCATTATACGCATATTTAAATCATGTATTTCGCTATTTAAATGCTCACTCTTTTGTTCATTATTTTCAATTCTTACTTCATGTTGAGAAATTAACTTACTTACTTCTAATGAAGCATCTGCTAATTTATCTACATTTCTATCAAGTTTGCCTAATAATGTTTTAAGTAATTCAATATCAGATGTTAATTTAACGAAACGTGACTTAGTGTTTCCATTTCCATTACCATTACCATTTTCATAGTTATCTGACATTTTTTTGTAGTCTTTCTGCTTCTTTTACCCAATTTTGTAAAGCAATTAATTTTTCACGTACTATATTACATTCTGTATAATTATCAACAGTTGTTTCTAATAACGTTATTAATTCTACTTTATTGTTTTCATTTGTTTTGGACTTTCCATCAACACCTCTGGTGGCATTGGGTATTTCGGGGATACCTGTGATGGCTTCATTATGGAGCAATTTGACATCATAAGGAAGAGCACACTGCCTATTAAGATTGTCAGGGATAATCTTTGATACTTTTGCATGGACATTTTCACCTCTTTCATTTATTTTTTTAACTATTCTCTCTAAATTTTTATCTGAAGCTTCAGACAAATCTTTTATTTGTTTTTCGTATGTTTTTATTTTATTTTTACTTTCATTTAATGCTTTTTTAGTAGCAGAAGAACTATTCGCATAATTTAATCCTTCTAACCATGTTCCTAATATTAATACAATTAAAAACATTATACGATAGAAAAATTTAAGTGGGATTGGTATAAAAGGAATAGATGTAATTATAAATCCTACTAGACCTGTAAGAAATATTGCATGAAACACAAAATCAGGTATTAATGTAAATAATGTTGATAATGTGAAAAAACTACTTAATGATTTTATACTTAAAAATTCAAACATAAATTAATTCAATTCTGTTGCTACTATATTTGCTATTTCTTGTTCTTTAGATTCTTTATTCCTTTTAATAGAAGACCAAGATCCACCACCATAACGATTAAAACGAATTGCTTTCATTTTATCACCATTTTTTAAAACTATAATTCCTTTAGGATTTTTACGAGCAAAATTATAAATTAAACTTTCTCCTTCATCTTCTAAATTTAAATATTCAGACCAACGAGTCCATTTAGTTTTACCATTTTTAAATTTACCATATATAGAATCTTTAACATTAAACATAGCATAACGTCTTGCAGCTTTTTGTGAAACAACTGGGGCATCTGTACTTACACCAGCACCTGTGACATTTGCTATATCTTCTTGTACTTCTTCTGTTAAATATAAATCTCTTAAAAAATCTTTTACTTCTTGTTCATCTAAATTCATTGACTCATTAGATGATAATAATTCATTATATCTTGATTCAACTAGATATAGTGATTCTTTTTTAATATAAAATTCTTTGATTAAGTATAATGCTGCAACTAGAGATTTAAGACGATTATCTCCTCCAGGAAGTTTTGCTAATAACATTTTTAATTTAAAAACTAATCGATGCAAATATGAAAATGATTCACGTTCTGCTGAAGTTTTTAATTCTGAATATTTTTTAAGATAATTACCTTTATCATCAATAATTCCATATTCATATGCTTTTGTCTTCACGAAAGGTGTGACAAGCAAATATAAAATTCTTAAAGCGATAAGATTATCTACTACTAGATTTGCCATTATATTTCTCTTAATTTCTTTTGTACGTTTTCATCAATCGTCAAACTTGTTGTACGAACTGCTGTGTCTGGAATAAACTCAGGCAGTCTTCCAAGATAGGTAAGAAAAGGAATTAATACATTCCAATTATCTTCACCTATCTTAAAAAACAACATTTTTGTTGCAGATTGTCCCCAAAGATTATAGATAATAATTATATGATTTAATATAAGTCTTTCTTTTAAATCATCTATATTTAAAGAAAGTTTATATCTTTTTAAAAGTTTAGAAAGATGAATAAATCTTTTTAAATCATCTTCAAATTCTGATAAATTCCCAATAGTAGGATTATCATAATATTTAATAGCATAACTTAGGAAATTACTTTCCGCTAGTTTTTGCTCTGTCATTATCTTTGGTTGAAGTTTCTTCTTTTGATTTAGTTGAAATAGCTACTTCATTTAATGCTTGTACAGCACCAGTCAACATATCAATCTCTTTTACAGTTTGAGCTGTTGTATTACGAAGTTGAACCAAAAAGTTCTGCTTTTCTGTTAAAATTTTAGAATACTCTTCAATTTTATTTTTTACATCATATGTCATAATTTAAACCTTAATTATATAATTATACTATTGTCATTCCTCTAGATGATAGAATGATCCATCCACTAGCTAATGCTAATAATGTTATTGAAGCACCAACAGTGCTACTATTAACTGTTGTGAATCCAACTCGAGTCGCAACGTTAATTGATACTGAACCAGTACCTGCTATCACATTTATAATTTTAACTTGTCCTGTTGTACCTGTTGCAAGAGATAAAGAATCACTTCCAGAAGATAAAGTAAAGTTAGTTATTGCTGTTGATACACTTGCAGCAGCATTACCTGTTGCAGCTTGAGGTGTTTGTGAAAAACTTAAAAAACCATTTGATATTGCTAAATTGCCAGCAACGTCAAGTTTCTCAGATGGTGTAGAAGTACCGATACCTACTTTATCAGCAGAAGCATCTGTGAAAAGTAGATTATTATCGTTATCTCCAGAGATACGAGTATCTTGGTCAGCACCATTTGAATTTACTATTACAGCAGAATTCAAGTTTGCTAAGAAGTTTGTAATTGTTATTTTTTTATTCGAACCACCCTGTACGAGTGTGAATAGATCTGCACCAGCAGCACTGGTTGCAGCAGTTAAATCTGATATTTTTTGATCAGCCATTATTTTCTCCTATTATATGTTATAGAGGGGATGATTATTTGTATCTAACCATCCCAACTCTAGGATTGTTTTTATTTTATTTATTAACTATCTTTGAACTCAGTATCGTCAGCTTGATCGCCAGTGATTGTTCCCATAGCAACAAGTGTTTCATAATTTACTCTACCAGCACGTCCACCTGTTCCTACTGTTCTTACTACCCAACCAGCATGAGCTGTTCCACTTGTAGAAGAATCTCCTAGTGAAGATATAGCAGTTGCTTGGTTAGTAGATGCTTGGATTTCAAAGTACTGATTATTGTTGCCAGTGCCAGAAATCAAAACGATTGTGAATGGTGTATATGTTAAACCAGTTGGTGTACCACTAGTAGTTGTTAATGCTGAACCAGCTTCAGTAGTCAAAGTAAAGCCAGTGACAGATGGTGAAGTACCAGTAATAGCAGAAACAGTATAGATATTTCCTGTTGCATAACTAGTAATAGTACCAGTTCCACCTAGTGTTCCAGTAATTCTAATACGATCACCAACTGCTAAAGTAGTAGCAGTACAAGTAAATTCGCCACCAGTACCAGAAATAGCAACACCAGCAAGAGCAGTACGACCTGCTGCAGCTTCAGCAGTAGTTGCTAAACGGAAAGTTCCTGCAGCAAAACCGAGAGCAGATACGAAATACTCAGTATCATTTGATAAACCAGTAATAGCAGTAGAACCAGCATGGAAATACTTAACTGATTCAGCAGCAACTAAGCCGTGAGTAGCATAAGCGATTTGCTCAGTAGCGATTGTCACACCAGAAGTAGGAATAGTACGACGAGGTTTGTTAACAACAACAGTTGGAGCTGATGTGTACGCAGAACCTGAGTCAGTGACAGCAACTGCTGTGACCAAACCACCAGAGATAGTTGCAGTACCTGTAGCAGTATCACCAGTGAAAGTTTGTGTACTAGAACCAGTACCAGTCAAGTTAATGGCAGTACCAGCTTGAGCATTTGATAAAGAACTTGCTAATTTAAATGTATCACCATCAACCACGATAATGAAGTAAGCAGTACCATCTACCAAACCAGTAATTGCAGTTGCACCTACTTTTAAGTATGTTAGTTTAGTACCAGTTAATAATCTATGATTAGCAGAAGTGATAGTATCGTCAGCAGTAGAAACAGCAGTCGTTGGAATAGTCAACGATACTGGAGCAGTCAATGTGACTGCAGGTGTTTCTAGATAACGAAGACCACCAGAAGCAACAGCGATAGAAACTACATTGTCTCCACCTGATACTGCTTCTGTAGCATCTACTCCAAAAACTTTAGTTGGATCAGATACATACTTTGGTTTTTCTGATAATGTATATGATGCACCTGCATTAACTGCAGTAAGTGTTGCACCAACAACACCAGCAACAACAGTTGCTGCTGTGTCTGAAGCGATGTCAGTAATTCGATAATCTTCATTTGATACACGAATAAAATCACCGATTCTTGATTCTGTAGTAAAAGCAGTTGAAGATCCAGCCACTACGCCATCTGCGTCAATAGCGATTGTTCCTGAAGCTGTTTTACTATCTTTATTTCCCCATAATGACATAGTAATTTTCCTTTTTAGTTAAAATAATCACCTTAAGAATGATTATTTGTTATTATAGCTATAATATAGTTATTCAATTCTTTTTAATAAAATCTGAAAAGCTTTCTTTTATGTTTTCAGTTTTTTGTGTCTTTTCTGATTTTAAATAATCTTTGCATGTAGATATATAATCTTCTGCTTTTGTTATCTTGCTTTGTACCCATTCAGGAAGATTATCATTATCAGTAAGCATTTCTTTAATCTCTTTAGCATTATTTAATATTGAAGTTAATTGGCTTTTAGCCATAGATCCTTCACTATCATATTCTCCTGGATCATTTTCATTATTTAAAGGTTGTTTCTTTTTTAAATAATCCGATACAGGAGTTGATAGTTTTTTCAATATTTTTTTCTTAAAATTCTCTTCCATTTATACTCTGAAATCTAATTTTTTGTTTAATGCATTTACTGCACCATCTATTAATCTATTTTGAGGTGCTTCTACTTTTACTTCAGCTGGTTGTGTTTCAACCTTAACTTCAGCTTTTACTTCAGCTTGTACTTCTACTTTTGGTGCTGCTGCTGGTTGTGCTTCAACTTTAGGAGTCTCAACTGTAGCTTCTTGTACTTTCACTGATGTATTATCTTGTTTATTTTCACTCATTTTATATCCTTATTGTTATTATATTGTATTATGTGCCTTCAAACTCTATTTAGTCTATATTATAAGCCAAAGTCCTTGACTTGACAGAATTACACCAATTAATGCTACTATATAACTAGCATAAAATAATGGCATACTTACAGCTAAAATACTCGCTGAAAGTAATACGATACTTAATTGATATGCTGTAGATGCATATGAAATCCATGGACTTCTTTTTTTAGCATCATCACGTTCAGCTTCTAATTTCTTTGCAATTTCAGCAATTTCTTTTTTATCTTTTTCCATACGTTTTGCTTCAGCGATTAGCTTTTCTTTATTTTCTTTATCTATTGCTTGTATTGCAGCAGTTTCATAGATAGATTCACGCACGTTTTTTGCTTGATACCATGCCCATTGATTACTTGATGCAATAGTATTGTTTAATACGATAGAACTTAACTTACCACCATACCAAGCATTGACTGCTAAAAGCAATGCAAATATGTTAATAACTAATCCTGCTTTATCTTTAATTTTTGCTTCACGTTCACTTCTTGACCCAACGATTGGTTTCGGTTCGTTTGGATCTTTAGAAGTTTTTGTAAAGGTTTTTAATATTGTATCTATAAATGACATAAATTATCCCTCTACTTTTGACCCTGCACGCCATTGATAACATGACCAATATCTTGGTGTAGTTTTATCATTAGCTGTATCACAATTATGTCTTGCACGAAAAGATTTACGTCTTGCTGGATCGTCTCTTTTAATTTCCATTTTAGGATCACCAAATCTAACTATAACCACATTACCAGAACTGTTTTTAACATATACAGCAAATTTCTTTGGTCCACTAGGTGTTCGAAAAGGGTTATTTAAAGTCACAGTCTTGCCTTGATATTCTGCTTCCTCTAATACTTCAGGTTCGTATGATCTAGTTTCACAAACTAAATCTATAATATCTTCTTTTAAATCTTTAAATTTTTTAACCATAATTATTTTGTTAATCTTGTTCTTTCAATTTTACGAACAACAGGAACAAGTTTCATAGCAAAATTATTAATATAAGATTTTGGTAATGCTGCTATACGTTTTTCTGCTCGTTCTCTTTCAGCAACTGACATATTTGCTGGTGACTTTTTAAATAATAATTTTTTAATTTTATTAATTGCAAGTCTTCTTGCTCTTTTATTTACTACGTCCATTGTTGATGCTCTTTTTAAAGCAAGACGTAATTTAGCATTTCTTTTTCCTTTTGTTCTTGCAAAACGAATACGTGATTTAATACGTTCTGGTCTTGTAAGAACTTCTTTAATTGTAGGAACATCATAAGTAGTATTTTCATCGTCAACTATTTCTAATTCTTCATCATCGTATATATCCAAATAATCGTCATCTTCAAGTGGATCTTCATTATCATACTTACGAATAATTGCATCCATTTCATAATCATCTAAACCAAAATCAAATTTAGAATCATAAGGATCGTTTGATTCTTTTATTGAAGCTATTTCTGCATCAGAAACTTCTCCATCTTTTATTATTTCTTTTAATTTTTTATAGAATGTTAAATAATGATACTTCTCAAGCATTTTGTAAATAACATTTTTAGGTAAAGCATTCTTCTTGCCATACTCACGTATTTCATCTGGTGTTAAGTCAGCATCAAAAACTTCTTTACGATCTTTCATAGTTTGGTCGCCAGCATCTACTAATGCTTTAATACCTGACATAATTTCACCAATCTTCTTCGAAACGATTCCTTTTAAGTTTTCAACATTGTCTGGATCTAAACGTTTTAAATCTTGATAATCAACTATGTCTCTTTCTAATTCACCTTTAACAACATCTAATCTTTTTACTTTGTCTTCGAAATCTTTTGCGTATTTCTCAGGATTGAATTTAAATTCTACTGGTTTTTTAATAAATTCGTTTTTTACAATATCAAAAATACCATCACTTAAATTATCATTTCTTTCTTTTAATTTTGGATCTGTTAATACAAAGTAATTAATAGGATGATTAGTTCCTGGAACTGTTTTACCATTTATATCTTTTAATGATTTAGCAATTTCTAATCTCTTTTCATCTCTTTGACTTTCTGGAACATCAAAAAGAACATTAACATCTAAATCAGCATCATCTCTATATTGTTTAGTAAGTATTGAACCAATTAAACTAAATTTTATAACTGGTGCTTTCTTTTTAAATTCTTCTATTTGATCTAATATGATTTTTCTTACTGACTCTTTTAATTTTGGTTCTTCTGTATTAGCATTATCAAAAATTACCTTAGCATAAGTCTTTTGTGGTATATCGATAACAGATTCGCTTTTACCATACTTACGCATTGCTTCTGCTTTTGTCATTTTATACTTATTATAAAAATCATCAGCTGACAAATCTTGTAAGTCAATTGCCATATTTTTAAACATTCCTTCATCAACTGTTCCTTGAGTATTTTGAGAATCAGAAACTTTTAAATTCTGTACATCTAATAATCTTTTGAAATCTTTGTATGATAGAATTCCTCTAGCGAAATTATCTTTTTTATTTTTATCTACTGGTATCATTTAATTTTTCGAGTTGTTAAAATGTTTTTTTATATTTTCTGTTGTAGACGAAGAATTTCTAAAAGTAATAAAAGATCCTTTTTCTACAACAGAAGAAATATCACATTTTTTATTTTCTACTAAACAATAATCTCTTAATGTACGATACTCTCCAAGGAGTAATCCTACATAAAATAAACTAACAAATGCTGTTGTAAAAAACAGTATTTTTAATTGTATTCCGATTTTGTTTAATATTATTTTCATATTTTTTATTTAATTTTTTATTATAATATATGTCATAACAAGAATAATAATTACGCATATTGCCTTTATTAAAAGCATTTCCATAACTTATTCCTTTTGTTAGAAATTAGTTATAATGTATTATAATATAAAGTCTTTAATTATCTTGCTAATGGATTTTGATTCGCTTGTCTTAATTCACGAATCTGTACTTTAAGTAGATCTACTTCTTTTTGTAGAACAGCAAATTCTTTTCTCATCTCGCTTGCTTTTGCTGGATCGATGCTATCAATCTTACTCATGATTTCACCATACTTGATAAATCCACCACCGATTGTACCAATAATTGCTACTGTAGCGATTATCTCTTTTAAATTNNCTTTTATTTTATCTATCATTGTTTATTTCCTTTTTANTTGTTCAAGTTGAATAATTATATCATTCATNTCATCTTGAATTTCTTGCATTGCTGCTTGTTGTTTTCCAATTGGATCATTATTTGTATATGCTGCTAACGTCACATTTGCATAAACTGGCTTTTGTGCTATATCAGCTTGTAAATAAAAATCTGGATTTGGTACTCCATTGTAATATTTAGGTTCGTAAAAAGAACGATTCTCATAAGTTCCTAAATTTGGAGAGCCTGCTTTAATTCCATCAAGTTTAATTTCTTGTATTGCTTTTGTTTTATCACCTATACTTTTTAATTCTCTTTCAACTTTGTCAACTGCAGCTTTTACATTTACGCTGATTTTTTCATCTTTTGAAGTAGCATTGCTGGTATTAATAGACCCTGACGCAGTAGTGCTTCCCTTTTCATTCGATACATTTTCAGATGATGACGTCTTTGACGACGATCCTTCTGTTTTCGTATCTTCGCTTGGAGTAGATTTAGCTGTAGAAGTTTCTGTTTTTTCAGTTGTCGTGCTTGACGTTTTTGTAGTTGCTTCTGAGTTTGAACTGACATTTGATGATTCCTTTGTTGTAGGTTTATCGTCACTTGTTGTATTCATTGTTGAAGATGATGTAGTTGAAGTTGGTTCTGAGCTTCCAAACAGAGTTGGGTTTGCTTCTTTCATATCAGCCACAGCTTGTGTGTTTATTTCTTTTGTCATTTCTTTATAATCTAAATCACTCATACCAATATCTGCTTCAGTTAGTCCCACTTTAGCAAATTCTTCTTTAAATATTTGTTTAATTTCTTCTTCACTAATTAATTCTATGGGTTCAGCACCTTTTGCTGGAGTTAAAAATGCAGGTAATTCAAAAACTGGTGGTATATAACAAGTACCTAATGATTCACAAGTTTGTATTGTAGTTATATTTTCAAACGTAGTAATAAGTGAAGAAGTAAGCCCTGTATATGTTATACTTAAATTAGGCTGAGTCACATCAACACCTGTCCA